CATCTTGCAGGACATCTGCTCCGGATCGTCGTCTGGCGAGTCCGGCTCGTCCTCGTCGCCGTCCTGGCCGGCCGCGGCCTTCACCCACTTCGGCACGTGTGCGAAGACGGTGAAGTCGTGGCCCGCGACCGCCTCCGGTGCGGCGGGCCGCCCGGCGAGCTTGTCCATCAGCCCGGCATCGACGGCGTCCTGCGCGGTGTACCAGGTCTCTGCCTTCATCGCGGCGCGCCAGTCCGTCGCCGTCCCGCCGTGCGAGGCGTACACCGACGCGAGGTTGTCCGAGACCTGATCGAGAAGGTCCGCGGTCTCGCGCATGTCCGCGGCGTTGCCGATGCACATCGACAGCGCGTCGTGGATCATCATCATGGCGCCGGGCGCGATCGTCCGGGACTGCCCGGCCTGCGCGATGATCGAGGCGATCGACGCAGCGATCCCGTCCACGACGATGGTCACATCGTCGCGCGCGGCGAGCGCGTTGTAGATCGCGATGCCGTCGAACACGTCACCGCCGCCGGAGTTGACGTGCACCTCGACGGGGCCGGTGATGTCGGCGAGCTGCGCGACGACGTCGGCCGCGGTGATGCCGCCGCCGAACCATCCGCCGCCGATGTCGTCGTACACGTCCAGGCGCGCCGGCCCGGTGTCGTTCCGGATGATCCGGGCGCGCATCGTGGACGCGTTCGGCCCGACGAGCGCCTGAATGCGGCGCATGTTGCGCATGCGGATCTGGGGCAGGTTCACCGTCCGGCTCCCGTCAGCAGCTGGTTGTAGGGGGCGGAGAGCATGCGCAGGATCGCGCCGCCGTCCAGGCCCGCGTAGGCGGCAAGCGGGTTCGCGCGGTTACCCATGCCGTCCGCGTCGCCCTGGCCGCCTTGCTCGGGGGCCTTGGGGGCCGGGGGCGCACTGACTGGTGCGGGCGGCGACGGCGCCACGGCCATATCCGGCAGGCCGACTGTCTTCGGGATGTCCGCGCGTTCGAATCCGGCCTGGGACAGGAACAGTGCGGACTGCGATTTGGCCAGCAGCTCGACGTTGTCCTGCTCGCGGTTCGCCGGCACCGGGGTCACATAGTCGAGCTCCCGGCCCTCGGCGGTGGACCCGAACAGCGGCAGGTACTGGCTGTTCAAGGCGTCGGCCCACCGGTCCAGGCGCGGCACGACGCCCCAGGAGGCGAAAATCTCCTCGCCGGTCTGCGCATTCGCCCTGTTGACGTCGTCGGAGACGCCGACCATGACCTTGTGCATGCGGAAGGCCTCGCGGAAGATGTCGCGGGCCTGGTCGCGCAGCGTGCTGAAATCCATGTCCTTCGCAGAGTGCTGGTTCGGGATCCACTTCTGGCCGTTCTCCAGCACTGCGACGCGGTGCGCGCGGGCGACACCGCGGTGGCCCTCGCGCCACCGCTCCATCAGGTTCTGCCACTCGTCGTCCTGGAGCTCGTGATCGACCTCGATCACGCCGCCGGGTTCCGCCGAGTTGATGAAGTAGTTCCTGTTCCACTCAGCGCCGTAGCGGGCGGCGTCGATGTCCACGAGCACCGACTGGATCGGGCCGAGGCCGTGGTACATGTCGAGCGGATTCGGGTACATGATCGAGATGACCTCGTTGGTCTGGAGCGGGATGCGCTCCCGGCCGTCCGGCGAGGTGTAGATGTAGCCGGCGAGGTAGTTGTCCGGGTCCGGGACCGGCTGCATGCGGTCCGGCCGAACCAGCCACAGCCCGATCGGGATCGGCGAGCGCGGGTGGCGTTCGACGACGATGTAGCACTCGCCGGTCAACTCGAGGTAGGTCTGGCCGAGCTCGCGGAACCGGAAGCCGGTCCAGAACGGGTTCGGCTTGTTCAGCAGCGTCAGGGCCGCGTGTGCCATGACTTGCTTGCGCTGGTCCGAGCCCTCGTCGCGGGTGGTGTACCGGTTCGAGTCCTGCCTCTGGCTCTCGAACATCTGCCACGGGGCCCGTGCCGTCGAGGAGGCATACAGGGAGACGATCGAGAAGATCGTGCCGACGCTGCCGTAGGTGCGCAGAAACGTCTCACGGTCGTTGCTGCCCATTGCGAGTCCGGGCATCGAAAGCGCGCCGGACGAGGAGCCGATCGGGACCGGGGTGGCGTTGCGGGGACGCTGCGCCCCGAGCGCGCGTCCGATCAGGCTCGCCACTGCTAACCCTGGATCTTGAAGTCGGCGATCAGCAGCGAGACGGCCGTCACGACCAGGCCGACGATCGTCGAGTGCAGGAAGCCGGCGGCATCCGCGCATCCGCATGCGGAGATGGTCAGCGCGTGCTCGCGCACCGGGCCACCGACCCTGGCCAGCCACCGGCCGGCCGCGGCTTTCGCCTTCGCGGCGGCATGCGTGCGCGCCGCCTGACCGAGCAGGCTTGAATGCGCGACGGTGGATGCCATGCGCCAACGGTAGATCCTTGGAATGACAGGCGCAAGTGCATGGTTTACCTTCGAATCCATGGCAGAGCGCTCCGGCTTTCTTCATTCCGTAGGCGACCTTGAGGCGGCCGTTGAGGAGACGCTCAACGCCCTCGAGTTGACGGACGCCGACGAGGCGGCGAAGGAACTCGCCCGCAAGTACGCCATGGCTATCGATTCGGCCAAAGACGACCGTTCGAAGGCCTCCGCGATGCGCTGGATCGCCCCCCAGTTGCTCAACGTCCTCGAATCGCTCGGTGCCACGCCGGCCGCGCGCGCACGCCTGAAGGGGGGCAAGATCGCCGATGCCGCCCCGAGGAAGCTCGACGAGTTCCGCGCGCACCGCGTCGCCGCCTCGTAAGCACAAGCTGCTCGGCATCAAGGAAGCGCGCATCTACACGCCGCCTCTGCGCACTCTGACGAGGCGCACCAGCAAGGGCTACGAGGTCGCCGAGTTCGCCGAGCTGATGGGGCATCCGCTGCTGCCGTGGCAACGCTGGCTCGCGATCCACGCGCTCGAAACCGTGCCCGGCGGCGACTTCCGATTCCGCGTCATCGTCGTACTGGTGGCTCGCCAAAACGGAAAGTCCCACGCAAAGCGGATGATCAGCCTGTGGAGAATGTACATCGAGTCCACGAAGCTGATCCTCGGCGTCGCGCAGGACGTCTCGCTCGCCCGCGAGCAGTGGCAGATGTGCCTCGACACGATCAACGAGACGCCGGACCTCGCCGCCGAGCTCGTCACGACACGGCGGGTCAACGGCGATGAGTGGTTCAAGGTCCGCACCGGCTCGAGGTACAAGATTGCTGCCTCGAACCGGTCGGCCGGCCGCGGGCTGTCCATCGGGGAGCTCAACATCGACGAGCTGCGTGAGCAGCGCTCCTGGGACGCCTGGTCGGCCCTGTCCAAGACGACGATGGCCGTCGCGAACTCGCAGATCTGGTGCATGTCCAACGCGGGCGACGACAGCAGTGTCGTGCTCAACCAGCTCCGCGACGCCGCGCTGTCCGGCCGCGACCCGTCCATCGGCCTGTTCGAGTGGTCCGCTCCCGATGATTGCGCCCTAGACGACGTCCAGGCATGGCGGCAGGCCAACCCCGGCATGGGCTACACCGTCAGCGAAGCCGCGATCCGAACCGCGATGGCCACCGACCCGCCCGCCGTCTTCCGCACCGAAGTGCTCTGCCAACGCGTCGATCAGCTCGAGGGAGCCATCGACTACCAGGCGTGGAAGGCGTGCGAAGACCCGCAAGGCACCATGGACGCGCACCGCGGGCGCCTGGCCGCATGCCTCGACATCGCCCGCGACGGCCAGCACGCAACCCTCGCCGTCGCCGCGCGGCAGCCGGACGGCGTCGTACGCCTCGAGATCGTGGCCGCCTGGAACTCGACAGAGGAGATCCGCACCCAGCTGCCGGAGCTGCTCGGCCGGATTCGGCCGAAGGTGATCGGCTGGTTCCCCGGCGGCCCGGCTGGCGCGCTCGCGCCGATGATGCGGCAGATCAAGGGCAGCGAGGAGCTGACCGGCGGGAAGGCGGCGCAGGCCTGCCAGGCGCTCGCGGACCGGGTGCGCACCCGCGGCATCCTGCACCCCGGCGACCCGCTGCTTGACGCGCATGTGCGCGGCGCGGAGAAGCTTCCGAGCGGCGACGGCTGGCGGTTCGGCCGCAAGTCCAGCAATCAGCACGTGGACGCAGCCTACGCGGCGGCCGGCGCGGTGTTCCTGGCCGACTCGATGCCCGCGCCGAGCGTGTCGAAGGTCCGCTTCCTCGTTGCGTAGTGCGGTACCGTGATTCCGGCCACGCGGGGCGTGTGGCAGAGCGGCCTATTGCGACCGGTGATCGATCACCGGTGGGATTCACGTCGGGCCCGGCGTGGGCCCCCGCGGGTTCTAATCCCGCCGCGCCCCGCACTCCGCGTCGTCGGGCTCGAAAACAGGCGTGTGACATTCCTGCGAGCACTGCCAGACGCGGCCGGGCGGCGTGATCTCATCTCCGTACCACCTATCGATCATGCCCAGGTGTGTGCACCCCTCGAATTGTCCGCTGCCGAGCACGAGTAAAGGCAGCTCGGATGGGTGAGGGCCCTCGAACCCTGGCGTGTAGCTCACAACGCCCACGACTCCTCGAACTCCGGATCGTCCACGTGCTGCGCGGCCAGTCCGAGCAGGTGCC